CAGCCGCCCGCCGCCGTGACTACAAGCAGCAAAGCGAGTGGGACATAAAGCCAGAACGGGAATACTTCACAGAATTATTTCGCGTGTCCAAAGCCCAGATAATTTGGGGGGGTAATTATTTCAGTGATATGCTGCCACCCTCAAAGGGCTTTATATGCTGGGACAAGCGGTGTAGCGACACAATGAGAAATGACTTTTCTGATTGTGAAATAGCGTGGCTTTCTCCCGGGCTTGGCGTAGCCAGAATGTTCCGCTATGTATGGAACGGCATGCTTCAAGGAAATATGTCAAAGAAAGAAGAACGCTTTCACCCCACGCAAAAGCCCGTGGCCTTGTATAGCTGGATATATCAGAACTATGCAAAGCCCGGATATAAAATCCTTGATACCCATTTAGGTAGCGGCAGCAGCCGGATAGCAGCCTATGACGCGGGGCTTGCCTTCACCGGCTTTGAAATCCACAAGGGTTATTTTGACCTTCAGGAAACCCGCTTCCAACAGCACACAGCGCAGACTAATTTATTTTTAGATCACGCGGATCAACTCAGTTTTACTTAAAAATCGCGCCCGCCCTTGATTAGTACAAATAGAGCGGGCCACATACGCCGATGTAGTGTAATGGTAGCACATGGGACTTTGACTCCCACCGTGCGGGTTCGAATCCCGCCATCGGAGCCACATGGTGCATTAGCTCAATGGTAGAGCCGCTGACTTATAATCGGCAGACGAGAAGTTCAATTCTTCCATGCACCACCACACAGAACAGGAGAAAAAACATGAGGGTAAAGAAGCGCATATTTGCCGGGGCAACCTGTGACCAGGTTGTTTACACGGTCAACAATCTCTATGCCAAGCCCAAAGGGGAAACCCGTCCGAGATTCAAAGACGATGCACAGCGGGCGGCTCATCGGATGGGCATAGCGCGCCGCCATCACCGCGCCCTGATAAATGCCAACTTTACCCCTGCCGGCTATTACTGCACATTTACCTTTGACCGGGAAAACGAGGTACACAGCTTTGACGATGCCCGCCGGGAGCGGAACAATTTTCGCCGCCGCCTACTATATAAATACAAAAATGCGAAAATTGCCCTTTACATGGGCAGAGGCAAAAGCACACACAGAATACATTTCCATGCCCTGATCGAGGGAATACCGGAAGAAGAAATCCGCAAGGCATGGCGCGGCGGTGACGTTGTGGCCATTAGTCATATAAGAGAGCACAATTATAAAAAGGATGGTACATATATCGGGCGGGATCTCAGCGGAGTGGCTGACTACTGTTTTGACCACTGGACGGCAGAGCAGGGCGGCAACTACTACAGCCGCACAAGTAACTTTGTGCAGCCCGAAGAAGAAAAGCCCACCGAGGCCAAGCGGGAATATTCCCCAGAAAAACCGCCCAAAGCGCCCAAAGGCTACACCTTCCTTGAAGCCTATGTCACCCCCTACGGCTGCACTATTTACCACTATGCCATATTAGGGAAAAAACAAAATAAACGCCGGATAGCTTGAGAGGTTAGGCCCCTCAAGTGAAGCCTTGTATATGTGTAAAGTTTGGAGACGAAAAAAGAAAGATGCAAGATTTTGAGTACAGGCGTACCCGGAAACGCAGAACAGCCCCCCCACCGGAGAGCAAGCCGATAAATGTTTATCTAAACATTTGTTCAGCTTGCGCCCGGAAATTAAGCAAACCTTATGGGCCGTATTCTCTCAGCCTGATAAATCAGACAGCTAACAGGGGAGTGTGTCCGTTCTGCTTCAGGGAGTGTAGCCGGGACAGGTATAAGAAAAACAATTAAGCAATCAAGAAAGGAGAATAGCATGGGCAAGTATGAAGCCAGCCTTGAAAAAAGACTGAAGGAGTTTATTGAGTGGGAGCTGGAACATTACCCGGAAAACAAACGGCAGCTTGAGGAATATAAACAGGATATGATCCCATCAGCTACGCCCGCGTATTCTCTGGCAGCCGGGGGGGCCAGCGGGGAAAGCAGACCCACGGAAAGCATAAGCCTAAAAATCCTCAGCGACCAATATGTCATACACACAGCACGGACAGTTGAAGCCATTGAGCGGGTGCTTAATAAAATCAGCCGGGAAGATTACAAGCTCATTGACCTTGTGTACTGGAAGGGCAGCCACTCTATCGGCGGGGCAGCGCTCAGTTGCCACATGTCCAAGAGTGCTGCATATCGGCGGCTTAATATCATCACAACAGCACTGGCAAAAGAAATGGGCTATGTGTCTGCGTGAGTTTGGGAAAAAGGTGGGAAAATTGAGGCCTATTTCTGTGTTATTCTTGTATCGTCAAGAAGTACAGGAACAGGCGGCCACAAGCGGGCAGGCCTGTTTGTTGCTTCTCAGGCGGTGAGAGCATGGCCATATCAGAGCAACGATTAAAGGAACTGCGTGAACTTATCGCGGCAGGGAATGAGAAAGCATTTTATTTCTGGCATGAGTGGCGCTTTGATATTCGCCCGGCAGTGCTTGACCTTGACCGGTATGAGTGCCAGCAGTGCAAGCGCCGGGGCCGGTATCGCCGGGGCTACATCGTCCATCATATCAAGCATCTGAAGGACGCGCCTGAATTGGCCTTGTCAATCTATGCCCCAGACGGCAGCCGCCAGCTTGAAACAGTCTGCAAGGCATGTCACGAGGAATATCATCCTGAGAGCTTGCCAAAGTATAAACCCCGCGCCCAGCCAATCACTTCCGAGCGCTGGGATTAAGAGCGTGAAACACATTCCACCCTATACACCCCCGGTCGGAAAAAACCGATTTTCATTCCGCTTTTGCAACTCACAAGGGGTCCAGGACAAAAGAGGTTTTTCTTGCGCGTGTATGCGCGTGAACTACTGTATTTAGCATAAAGGGGTTTGCAAATGGCCTGAAAGCCCTTGTTTTTCAAGGGGTGAGCGAGAATATACCCAAAAACGCAAGATAATTTAAGCCGCTTATATTCAGCCAGAAAATGAGCGGGAAATAAAACCAAAATGAGCGGGGTTTGAGTTAGCCGCCCTTCAGGACTTCCGGCGGCAGCGCTCAGAGCTTGGACAGAAGGGAGGCGGGCCACATGGCCAGAAAGAAAAGCCGTGAAACAATCGAAAAAGAACTCAGACAGGCCCTGTCCTCTAACCTTGCCGGGCGTGGCCTTGATAGCCCGATTTACACAGAGCGCGTTGATGATTATGTTTCGTTCCACCACATTTTGCATGATCTGTTGGACGACATAGAGCAAAACGGCACTATGACCACCGACAGCAAAACCGGTGAAATTGTCCCGCGCAAGTCTGTTTGTGAGGCAATAAAGGCTTCCCGCGAATTGGGCAAGATATATCAAGAGCTGGACTTCACCGCCCTTGCAAAAAAACGGCAAGAGCCGGACGGCCCGGAGGATGAGCTTTGAGCTGCCCCATTCCGTGGGAAGTCCTGGAATACATAGAGCTGGTAGAGAGCGGGCAGTACAGAGCTTGCAAAGAACAAATAGCACTTGTGCAGTATGTGCGCCGGGTGTTTGAAACCGAAGATATTTTCGTTGATACGGCAAGGCTTGAAAAATATATGGGCCTTGCCAAGTATTTCCCCTTTGAGCTTTTCCCCTGGGAGAAGTTTCTTTTTACCCTTTGGAACTGCACGTACACTGCACCGGGGCGGCCCCGCTGGAAAACAGTCTTTGCAATGATCGCCAGAGGAGCGGGCAAAGACGGATATATAGCTTTTGACAGTTTTGCCAGTGTCAGCCCTTATAACCCGGTAAAAGACTATGACGTTGATATTTGCGCCAACAACGAAGAACAGGCCATGCGGCCTGTTCTTGATGTTATATCCGTGCTTGAAACGCCAAAGCATGAAAGCAAGCTGAAAAAGTTCTTTTACCACACAAAGGAACTTGTTCGCGGTTTCCTCAATCACGGCATAATCAAAGGCCGTACCAACAACCCCAAAGGCCGGGACGGTATGCGCAGCGGTAAGATAATTTTCAACGAAGTACACGCGTATGTAAATTATCTGAATATCAAGGTTTTCAAAACCGGCCTCGGCAAAAAGGCGGAGCCGCGCATAGGTATTTTTACTTCCAACGGTGATGTATCAGACGGACCACTTGATGATTACATAAGCCGGGCGGAAAACATTCTTTTTGAGGGACACCCGGACAACGGATTTCTCCCTTTTATCTGCCGCCTTAACAGCAAGGCCGATGTACACGATCCCAAAAACTGGTACATGGCAAATCCCAGCCTCCAGTATTTGCCCGCGTTGTATGACGAAACCGCCGAGGAATATCGGGACTGGCTGGAACACCCGGAAGAAAACGGCGACTTTCTCACAAAGCGAATGGGATTGCGGCAAGGCTTTGCAGAGCTTGCCGTTACCGACTACGAAAAGGTCAAGGCCACTAATAAAGCATTGCCTGATCTGAGCGGATGGAGCTGTACCGTTGGCATTGACTATGCCGAAATAAGCGACTTTGCAAGTGTCAATCTGCATTTCAAAAAAGGCAATGAGCGCTTTGATATTTCCCATTCCTGGCTTTGTTTGCAAAGTAAGAACTTGCACCGCATCAAAGCCCCTTGGAAAGATTGGGCGGAAAAAGGCCTGATAACGGCGGTGGATGATGTGAGCATCAACCCGGATTTGCTTGCAGAGTATGTGGCAGAAGAAATGCTGAAATACCAGGTCAAAAGGCTCTGCATGGACGGCTTCCGCTGGACATTGGTTTCCGGGGCCTTTAAGAAAATCGGCTTTGACCCGGCAGACAAAGAAAAAGTAAAACTCTATCGACCCAGCGACATTATGCAGATAGAGCCGGTTATACAGGAATGTTTTGACCGGGGCTATCTGGCATGGGGTGACAACCCGGTTATGCGCTGGGCCGTGAATAATACCAAGCGCATGAGAGCATCAAAAAACGTAGGCAGTGACACCGGTAATTTTTATTATGCAAAGATTGAGGCCAAAAGCCGCAAAACAGACCCCTTTATGGCCTTTGTAGCCTGCATGATAACAGAGAGCGTGCTTGAAACGGCAGAGCCGCCGGAACTGCCGTTGTTTGGCGCTTTTGCGATTTAAGAGAGGTTAGCTATGTTTAACATTTTCAAGCTGTTTATCAACGACACAGGGGGCATACAACCCAATGACGGCAGCTATCAGAATATCACTTGCAAAGAGCTTGCAGAGGCAGCGCAGGAGCTGCAAATTCGTGTACTTGCCTTTGATGCCTGTGTAAATCTGCTTACCAGCTACATTGTGGCCAGTGAGTTCAGAACCTACCTCAAAGGCGTAGAAGTAAGAGACACGGAGTATTATCTCTGGAACATTGAGCCGAATATTAACCAAAACAAGACGGCCTTTATAAACAAGCTCATCCGGCAGCTTTGCTTGAACAATGAAGCGCTGATAATCAACACCCGCAAGAGCAAGGGCATTGAGCGCATTGTTGTGGCCGATAGTTTTACCATCCCGGAAAAATATGTTACCCAGCAGAACAAGTACCAAAATGTCACCGTGGGAGATACCACATACACCAAAACCTTTTACGAGGACGAAGTTTTACATATTGTCTGGCATGGCCACAATATCAAGCCGGTTATTGATGCTATTTATCAGACGTATCAAGAGCTGATGGACATAGCGGAAAAGCATTTCAAGTGGTCAAACGGCCAGCATTGGAAGGTAGGCGTGGCAAGAGCGCCCCAGGGCAACACCGAACAGGAGAATATTTTCAAAAACCTGATTGAAAACCAGCTCAAGCCCTTTTTCAATTCCACAAATGCAGTGCTACCGGAGTTCGACGGCTATAAATACGAAAACGTAAGCCGTGAGCGGGCAAGCCCCGCCAGCGGCGAAACCGTTGACCTCCGCCACCTTGTAAACGACATTTTTGATTTTACCGCGATGGGCTTTGGTTTTGGCTCAGTGCTGATAAAAGGCACTGTTGAAAACACCGAACACGCAGAAAAGCGTCTCTTTGCGGTGGGTGACAAAATAACCGAGCAGCTTGCACAGGAGATAAACCGCAAGCGTTATGGTTATGAAGCGTGGAAGGCCGGGTCTTACATGAAAATTGACACCAGCCGCAACACACACTTTGACCTGTTCGGACAGGCCGCACAAATCGAAAAACTTGTCGGCAGCGGCTACAGCGTTAACGAAATACGCCGCGCAGCCGGTCAAGATACAATTAACGAGCCTTGGGCGGATGAGCATTTCCTCACCAAGAATATCGGCCTTTTGACTGAGGCCGCAAGCCCCGGCGCGTAGAAAGGAGGAACAGCAATGACAAAAAAGTTTTACAGCATTGAACAGGAGGCCCGCGTGGCCGATGTTTATATTTTCGGCGATATCGTATCTTATCAGTGGTATGAGGATGAAGTTACCGCAAAAAGCATTGTGAATGAAATCA